CCCGGCCTTTCCGCAGGTTTCATGCAAAACATCGATACTATGGTAAAAAGCGCAATAAAGCGTCACTGATAAATCAGTTACCCGGCCAACAGCCGGGAGAAAAACCCATAATATACAAAAGAATTGCATGTAGCCATTGGCGAAACATCCCCACGTGCCAAAGTTCACCAGAAGTCAAAACTTACTGGATAGTAATTGCCATTAACGCCCATCACCCGTAAGTGATGGCCGAACATGTTTGGAGTAGGATGAGCCCCCGCACCGCAGGAGCTTTTAATTTTGAGACTAAACTGGTACGACACCGATGGTCGCACAGTATTTAACATTCGGAGCATTCAAAAAGAAATGCAAATTGAAGTCAGTACCGGCGGCCACATACCGCTGAATAACAGCACCCGGAAGGATGTTGCTAGCAGCGGGGTGTACGACCACAGACATATTATACGTATCAACGTACGAAAAGTCTTTGGAGTCACCAGCATGCCACACCGTCGGGTTAGCATTCTGGAACTTGTAATTAGTCATCATGGGCATCTCAACAGAGACACCCGTCTGTGTGACAGCGTTTGTTAGAACTGTCCCACTCATTCCGTACGGATCGCTCGCCCAGTAACCCGAGTTAGCAATTGAGCGCGACGTTGTCGCGCTCGCAACACGAGTTGCATAGACAGGCGCAGTTCCTGGAATGGTAGTTGTGACACGAGTAACCGAGGTAGAGTTGGGGACGAAGCCTCCAGCATTCTCGAAGTTATAGTGCCAACGCACACTTCCCCTGAGAGCGACATACGCCGCTGAAACCCACGCAAGGTGGGTGAACGACGAATAATCGAAAGGGTAAGTGGTCGCAGGGGTCACGACCCCCTTGGCAAAAGAAGCCCCGAAGGGATCATAGCCAGGTGACGGTGGGAGTCGTGTCTGATAATTTGTCACAATACCGGTTTTATCGGTAGCGACTACAGTGGTCAGACCCACTGGGATACTGTCAACTTTAACAGACCTGCGCAAAAGAATGCGCAGGGAGGGAATCGCTTCTCCCCAGTTCGTAAGATACCTCTCATGCGACGGCATCTTTGGTTTGCAAGGTTCTTCTCCACCCTGCAGGGCGAATTGTGTCAATCCATTGGGAATGTCACGTGGATTGGCAAACTCAAGAGTCTCAGCCCCACGCACAAATACCAAGACAGCCACAGGAGCTGTATCAACAGGCGCAGACAAATTTGTCAGTACCCGCAAGGTTAGAGATCCATTATTCTTGAAGGAAGGGGCAGTGTATGCCGATGTAGACCAATTGTTGGCAGTCGCTACGGACGTATCCGTTTGCAACCACGCCAAGGCCTGCATATATGGCACACGAAACTCAACACTATCCTCCTGTCCAATATCAACAACCTTGGTAAAAGCGACATGAGTATAATCTGTCGTGGCACCAAGACTCCCAACAGGATCCCAAGTGACACGCAAGCGTCCACTGTGATACTTGGTACAGATGATCTTAAAACGGAAGATAATATCCCCACGCCAGTGTTGAAACATCTGTCCAATCCAAGCCATGGGTGTCATACCAATTGAGTATGTCGTACCAGTACCAGCTGTACCCCTATCAAAAAGACTCGGTGTAACAACAGATGTGAACAACAAAGCACCAGCAGCATCAGCGGTGTTCCATGTGGCAGTTGTGAGATAAGACTCACGCTGCACCAATGACACCATTGATAGTTCATCCTCTGCGCCTAAACCAATCAAAGCCGGGTCAACACTCAACTCGCCCTTTGGGTCTAGCGTGAACTTAGAAACTGGCTCACCAATATGCGCTGAAGCCAAACTATGGAAAGCCAAATTCTTCATCGGTGCAACATTGTCGATAACCGGTACGTTGGTCCACCCAAACAGAGTTGCTATACCGGCAACAGCACTAGCACCAATCTGAGTGGCTTTCGCAAAACGCCCAATGATGGGCACTCGGCTCATGTACTCTGACCAGTGCGCAACAGCTGTAGCGGGTGCAGAAATCGGACCATTTCCATACTCATCGCCACCTTGCAATGACAATTTGATGGTGGGTCCCGTCAATGTGGCATCCTCTAGCCACGCATAGATCTGTAGTGTGCAACCATTCGAAGTGGCACCATTCGCACTAGCTAGATTCGTGTATTGCAACAACTTAATCTGCCCTAACGTAGCAACATCCGCTGCAACCGTGAGATCAACAAAGTTCTCAGGATACACAAATGGTAACACCATCTCACCACCTGAACTCGTCTGAGGATAAATCCAGATGTGGGGACGTTGTGACCATGGAATATACTTCGTCGGTGTGGAATCAATCGTGGTTACCCAAGTTGGCAAAGGTGTGTATGCCATCAGTAACGCACCATAATAAAACGGCGCAGCATTGACCACAACCTTCAAGTGCAAGTTCGCATGCAAGAAAGCAAAATTGTCAATTTTACTCTTGATTTGCGAAGTCTGCAAAAACAGGGTCCACGGATCGAATGTTGTCTCACCAAATCCAGCAGTGGTCCACGTGAATGTCTTAATCAAGGTCGGACGACTTAAGAAGTCTTTGAGATCGACCTCCTCATGAGCATCCTGCTTGAATGTATCTCCACGCGGGGGTGCGAAAGTCAGCATCTCACCTTCTGACGCATCCACAAAAGATGCAGTCTGAGATTGAATAGTGACTCCCGCGGGTTGTGATAAGTTTAATCTCATCACATTTTCGGCTGTTTCTTCAATACCCTCCTCGCCTGATTGGAGGGTCATGTTAATGTTCTTAAAATTCGTAAGTCGGTATTTCGACCCAAAGGATGACTTAATCCTAAGGGTAGTTTCCCCAACAAGTGCGCTCCCAAACGCCTCCACTAAATAGTGGTGAGACACGAGGGCCTCAATGGGATCCGATCTACTCCACGCTCCAAAGTTGTTAGTTGAGGAATTAACAATGGCAGTAACTAGTAAGACCAGAAGGAGTTTGGCTTTTGAATACCCCAAAGGGAGGACGTTCTCTGACGCCCTGTATGCACGGACAACCGCCGTGCGGGTCGGAATTTCTTCCGTTGTGGGAGGAGACTGTCCCCCCTGCAGTTGCATTCGCTCAATATGTCGCAAAGCACAACAATTGCACAACCAAGGGCGGTAATCACCGATACGCACATTGTTGTGTTGTCTGATATATCTCGAACGCGAAAAACAGAACTCACAGGTATCATTCATTGAGCAATGAAAGCAATCGAGATCAACTTCATCAAATTTACAGTGCCAACATTTGCAACACAAACGAACATCTGACCTTGGTTGATACAAAGCAAGCGCACAGTTGGGAAAGTGACATTTGTCACAAACTGGCTCATCTCTGCCCTGTAGAGACAATTTTGTTGGATAAGCAGGATCACAGTTTTCGGCCTCATAAGCTGCAGAATTTTTACGATACCTCTCAATCAATTCATCCCAGGAGGCGAGATCTCGGTTCATGTATGGTAACAATCGATGTTCATCAATCAATGCCCTAAGCATCCTTTGTCTCTCTTCAAAAACAGGTTTTCCATGCCAAAACCACTCATCATTTGCACTATGCATGATTTCGGTTATGTGAACCTCAGGAGTGAGGAATTTGCTCGCAACACCTATCATCAATGATTTGACGATCGATTCCTCCTCTAGTGGAGCCATCATAGTTCCAGTTTCCTTCTCAAAACGCCATGTTCGCTTCAGAAAGGAACCTTCATCAACATTAATGAACGGTACACTCTCTGCATCCTTATCAGCCATAGTATAAACAACACCGATTTCTCCTAGTGCACGTTGTACAGTTGTATGATTAAACCAATCAATCTCATCAGAGACACCATTCATGTTATCATCACCATATGTCATGAGTACAACAAATTCCTTAAAGGATGTGCACTCACCGTCAGGATTGTTGACCACGTACGCATATCGCATGTAGAGACTGTTGATGATACCATTGATGATGACGGTTAAAGCTTGCCCCGAAGGGTTCTTACCAAAAAATTCAACGAGATCACCGTGAAAATCGATCAACGCAAAGGCAATGTCATAGCCTATACACCGGATCAAATTCACATGTTCCTCATGACAACCACACTTCTCATGGAAAATGGCGATCGCTTCAAAAGCTGCTAGGATCCAAATAGCGTTCATCGAGATATCATAATCCTGGTAATCACCAAAGAAAGTTCTCGCGATACCAAATTTTGTGATGTAACGGTAAAATCGGTCCCATTCGCTGGTTTGCACTTCCGTGCCTGGTGCTGATTCGAAGATGAATTTATTGCTCTGAACAACCCGAACAAAGGAGAGAAAGACCATTCGCATAACAATGGTGAAGTCCGTTGGACCTCCCATGAAAACACGAGTCTTGGCCATATCAATCTTCTTAAATTTGAGTGCCTCATCCTTCAAGCTAGCGGTAAAAATAGGGTGTGATCGCTCACACACCATATAACGCGCGAGGATCTTATCAACTCTTTCCATCACCTCATCAGAGAATTCTACGGGATCTGTCAGATCACCATAGGCAGCAATTGGTGAGATCAGGTATTTCTTCGACTTCCGCCACGGGAAACCCGCACTCGTTTTACGGTTGATCTTATCAACATAGCGGACACCGGGTTTGCCATTGACAACGGTATCAACATCGTAGATTCGTAGTTCGTCCTTCCAGCGTTCACCGACTTTCAACCAATCACTGACCATGCCCTGAACACACTTATCTACAATACCCGTATCAACAGGTTTAGGGTGATTAGTGAGTTCAACAAGGGCGCGACGCCAGGGTCTCCAAC